TGTCAATAGCATCCGATAAATCAATTAAACCAGCAGATAAAGCTGTCTGAATGTTATTTTCTAACATAGCTCTTTGCTCATCATCTGGCGCTAATTCTAAGAATATACCAAAATCATATAAGTGCAAATCCTCCATTTCTTTTAGAGTAGCTACATTATGTCCACCTATCTTTTGAACAAAAGCATCAGCGGATGGTGAATATTCTAATATATCTGATATACGTAATGACAAGCATTCCGCTAACTGAGCTGTCAAGAAAAGACCAGCATCTAATATATGTCTTGTAGCGGTATTTGAATTTGCAGCCGCCATCTTTTGTATACCTACTAAAGCTCTAGAATCAGGTGTGCTTCCATCTCTAGCTTCATTTAATCCAGTAACATCTCGGATCATTTGAAGGTAATAGTTGTAAGTAGATATTAAGGATTGTAATTTTTGACCACCTGAACCGCTAGCAATTTCTTGTATAGGCACTTTGCCAGGATTCATATCTCCTTCTTGGGTCATAGATCTACCTATAACAGAACCTGTTTGGAAGAACATGTTCAAGGCCTCCTGCGGATTATAGTTCGTTCCGTTACCTAAATCTATCTCAGCTAAACCGTCAGCGTCAAGATAAACACCATCAGGTACTAACCTAGACATAACTTGTTGTAGTTTTAAGTGAGTCAACTGAATCATATCAGCAAACCCTGTTATTCTACTAACAATTGATTCGATTTTACCTTTATACATTCTAGGAGCCACTATACTATAGTTCATTAGAACCTTAGTTTGGTCGCTCTTTGGACGCATCATATTCTTGGCTATTTCCCATTTTAGCAAATAGTCTGTACCTAATACAAGTACCCCTTCATAAAGTACCTCTAGTGATCTAGACATTTTACCGAATTGCTCTTCAAGCATTTCAACGGGTGGATCAAACTGATCATCTCTTACTAATATCTTTGTTGCTCCAGTTGCAGTTTCTTTAACTTTGTAAACCTCGTTCATGTATGTTTTAAAGTTGAAATACAAAACTTGAACTGTGTTACTATCAGATTGATCATAATTTCTTATTGATCTATCGTAAAAGCCGTTATTCTGAAACCCTTGTTTTGATATGCTCTCCATATCTTCCTGGGTTAAATTTGGAAATTGCTTTTTTAATTCGTTTAAAGGGATGCTTTTAACTTCACCACAATAATATATATCGTCAAAATACGGTGATTCAGTATAAGAGTATACTAAATTAGCCGGGTCTACATAATCAACTACAACACCTTCTGACTTGCTAAATCTATTCTTAACAGCGCCAATACCAATTACAGATAAATCATATATGATTCTCTTTTTTGTTAAGTCGTAGTTATTACCGTCTAACAATGTTTGGATTGCTTGTTCTTCCGCCACTTCAACAGCTTGCTTGTAACTTAGCTGCATGTGTATTTCTAATTCTTCCTGACTATCCGGAAGCAACTCTGGTTGGTTTTCAAAAAGGTTAATACCAAATTCCGCTTGCGCATATTCGTTTAACTCTTTTGTCTGCATGTCACGAATAATAGATTCCATATAAGCCGTTCGTTTGCTTACGCCGTATGGATCTTGTGAATATGCTTTTATATCAAAAGCTCTTTCAGCTATGCCGTTAACTAGTATGTCAACAAACTTTGATATGATAGGCACTGGCTTCCAATCTAAATTTAAATAAGATAAATCACCGTTAATAGATAATTCATCTTTATATTTTTGTATAGGCTGTTCGCCTCTTGCATATAATCTTAAACTATGAAACGTGTTTTGATTGCTCTTATATCTCGCAGTGCCTGAATCAGATTTAAACCATTCATCTTGAATAGCTCTACCAACTCGAAGGCCATACTCCGATGACACTTTTTCAGCGTCGCTAGCTACTTGGCTAGGGAAAAAACTTTTTACAACTGACTCAGCCATATATTATTTTATTATTTTCGATGTTGTACCGCTATTTGTGTATTTAGCAATATTTAAATTTAACGTTTGTTTTTGAACAGGCGCAACTGGTCTATATAGGTGGCGATTACACGCCATGATAGCTAGTCCAGAACTTATCGCTGCATCATACTTTGTTCTTTTGTTTATATCAAACTTAGCCCAATCATTCAATGTGTTATTAAAATACACATCCCCGTATTGACCGTCTGATCTTAAACCAACATATCTATCTATGTAAGCTTCAATTGCCGCGGCGTGAGCCTGTTTTATATCTTCGCTAGAGTTAGGTATTCCACCTATTTCTTTTTCTGCAACAGATAGCTTGTTCCATACTTTATCGGGACGATTCATAGAATAACCCCTGTACCCTCTTCTTTTAAAATAATATAAAAGCCTAGGTTTGTTATTCTCAGCCAAAAGCGGCATCCCATAAAATACACAAGCCATTAATACATCTTCAAAAAACATTTCAGATGTTTGCGGTCTAGCTATGTATTCTAAAAAGAAGTGGTTTGGCGGTGCGTTTTCCATGCTAAACTTGGTTAATCCGTGCAACGCTCCTTTAGATCCCTTTCCATCAACGGTGCCGGATATATCGTAACTATCACATCCAAAAGCTCCCATGTGCTCATTGCCTGGGAATTTTAAACCATTCTTAGTATATTGTTGGTTCTGCAAATTATAATTAGGTACCCACGATATTTTGAATCTTCCATTTGGATTTGGTGTAAATCTTACTTTTGTATCTTTTATACCATTCTCCCAAGAAAAACTACCGACATTAACAACGTTTGTATTTGCTAAATCCTCGTTATAATCTATTTGTTCGTATATTTTTACTAAATTAAATATACTGTTTTTTGTTTCATCTCTAAAAGCGTGTTCCTCTGTGCGTGGGAACTGCCTGTAAAACTCATTTAGAGCGTCCTGGTCGCTTTTTAATCCTTCAGCCTCATTGTTCCAGTGCTCGATGACTCCGACGTCGATGTGCTCTCCATGAGGGCCAACACAATCTTCTGATGGGGTATCGAATACAGGCATTCCATAATTGTCAATGAATCCTTCGTAATTCCATTCCATAGGTATGAACAAAGAATATAATCCTGACTTAGTCTGGCCATTACGGTTTCTTTTCGTGACGTCTGAGTCATTATAAAGCTTTTTAAAATTTTCACCTCCTTTGTCTAAAGCGTTTGATGTTGACCCCATCATACACTTGCCGATAATTCTTGCTCCTAGCCTTAGTGTTGTTTTCGTAACCCTCCAGTTGTTGAGGATGTTGTCCGGCCTTTCCCATTTCCCCGATTCGTCGTGGACGAGGAGTTTAAGCTTCTCTCCATCGTAGGAGTTGTCACCGGTATTCTTCCAGTCAATTGTTGTGTCGAGCCCTTCCAATAACTCTTTGTCCTGTTTATTTTGTATGGATTTTCTAGTGAGTCTACTGGCTGGTATTCTATAGGCAAGTTCTGTCTTGGGCCTGTCCATACCGTCCTGGATCGGTTTGAAAAAGAACGGGTAGTTGACGGATATTGGTACAACCTTGTCTGTGAACATTTTCTTAGCATCCGCTCCAGACTTAGACAAGATACCGTACCGTGCATCTGACGTAATTGTTGCCAAGTTAACGGTCTCTGCTGAAGACATAAATGAAAATCCTGAACGACGGTTCTTAAGGTAGCACATTCCATAAGCTCGTGAGTCGGCCTTACAAGCCTCCCAGAATATGAAGAATAATCTGTTTGCTTCTCTAAAATCTGGTTTCCCAACATCAATCTTGGACCACTGCAGGTACATAAAGTGAGTGCCAGTAATGTAAGTAGCCATGCCCTTATTATTGAACCAATGGCCTTCGTCTCTTCGTTTGAATTGTTCATCTATATATGGTTCCCATTTTTCTTTAAAGTCGTCCGGGTAATCTCGCCAGTCAAAAACACTTTGTATACCTTTGAGCTCTTTAGGGTAATCACTTGCAACCCATTTACTTTCCGACTTATCAATTTTAGAGGGAGCTTTGGGTAAAGCTATCTTAAAATTTTGTATGTTATATATTTCACCGATCATTCCGGTCTTACTAATCACTACAATGTCATGCTCTTTATTGTAGCCATACTTCCAACTCTTAGATTTGTTTAACCTAGTTATTGTATTTTGCTTAATAGGCGTTTCTACCCTATATAAATTCTGCTCGTACATTATCTAGATCTTTTTTCAGCAAATCCACTAAAAGCCTTTTTTTCTATTTCCTCTTTTGGTTTATTCTCTAAAAGATTCTCCTCGTCTTGAATTCTATTTAATATCTCAAAAGCATCGAATATTGCTAGCTTTTTTGTTGCTGCTGCGTTTTTTAATCTGTCTGCAGATATATCGTCATCTGAATCGACAATAGCTTCTTTTGCTACTTTAATTAATTCTTCAACTGCTTTGTGCCCAGCTAGGATTATATTCTTCTTCGTTTCCTTGATATTCATATTTGATTGTAATTAAATTTGTAGGAACACGATATAATTTTTCTTCATCTATTAAAAATTCATATTCAGCTCCTGGCTTAAAGCCTACTAAGTCTCCTTTGGTCATAACTTTTAGACTAGCATCTTTATATTTAAGTATGCCCATTAGCGGCCTTTCAAAATCTATAGAAAACATTCTACTCTCCTTTATAGGTTTAATAAAGTTAAAACCTTTTAAAGGCACCCATTCTCCGTCTTCTTTATAAGCGAAAATCTGATCAACAGCAACAAAGAACATATCATCTTTATAATAACTCTTGCTGTTTTTTTCAACCCCACGTATGTCTCTGAATCTTCTAAAAACATTATGGTGCAATATTACCTCATCACCAACCTTAACACTAGTATCATTTACGCTGGGGACAGCTAAGACTATGCCAATACGAGATACAAAATTGTGGTTTTGCATTTCTGTATTTAATATAAGTTCGCTATCGCCTAAGGTCTTTGTATTGTTATATCTTTCGCTTTTTGGTTTTACAACAAACTCAAAAATCCCTTTCATTAATAGTCTATATTATATTCTATAGCTATTGCCATATTCTTATTAAAATCTTTCCACGGTATAATGTCGTTACCCTTTTGTATATAGATAGAGTACTTTTCTTCTTCCTCTATAATGTTAACTATAGTATGACCACCATACACTCCCTGTCCAACAGCGTAGTGCATGGCGTCATTTTTATAGTCCCTTCCAATACTAATCTTCCGTAGTAGACTCATTGGATTTTATTTCCCCTGTTTGAATGTCTACAGATACATTACCGTATTTATCCTCCAGGGTCTTTTGGAATTCATTTAATTTGTTTTTGATGTTTACTAGCTCATGCAAATAGTCGTGCTTTTGAGCCTCTAATCCACCAATTTGTAATTGTGTTTGGTTCATAACTTTAACAAGCTCTTGCAAGTTAGATAATTCACCACTTTCAACCTTCGATACTAATTCTTTTACTTTACTCATTTGATTTAATTTAATTGTTTTTATTGTTTATTATCGATTTTCCTTTTTCCCACGTCCTACCGACAAAGTACGCTCCGTAAACTGTAACAAGAAGAGTTTGGAATATTGGGA